CGATTTTAATATCTTCAAGCAGTTCCTCATAGGTCTTGCTAATGGAGCTGTCTTTTCTGTGCGCCGGGGTTACTCGCGCCATTCCCTCGTCTGCGTCGATAAGCAAAACATCGGGAGCCGATAACGAAAGTGTGGTCTTTCCTACGCCGGGAAGTCCGGAGATTATAAGAATTAGGTTTTTGTTGCTAAAGTCCATTTTGTCGGGTGTGATTATTGCCATTTGTTTTTTCCTCCAAATTTTTATTTAATTTAATTTTGCTTTTCCTTATCCGCGGGCGGTTTTGGTGACGGTTGCCAATGGGTAACGTCTGGATTATATGTTGCTTTCCAGTTCTGCGCTTTGTGCTGATAATACGAAACATCAACCCCGTTTTGCCTACCTCGATATGGATTTTTGCTTGCGATTAGGTAATATCCGCTTTTGTCTGGCAGCCCATCCTTTACGCTTATCCACCCTTTCATGCTTTCCCCTCCCCTTCTAAATAGGAAATTGCGATTTTGCGGAATTCGGTAGATTGGTCGCGCATGTAGGCCATTGAACATTTGCAATCTTCGCCTTGTTGAGCAACCAGCGGACATGGGTCACAGCTTACGTGTTTATAGGTTTCGCATATTAGATGTGTTAGCTCCTCGTTTCTCAACCCCTCATATTTCCCCTTTATAGGCTCTGGTTCTGACACATCTTCTTCGCCCATATCGAGGTCGTCCGCAACAACTTCCGTGGGCTTGTCCGATTCTTCAACAATTATGCCTTTGAGCAAAAGCAGGTAGTTTATACTGTCGGTTATCTTTTCCTCCCAAAGCGGAATAGGATAGCTTTTGCCACTCATGCACATATCGTAAACACTGACTGTGTGCTTTGCCATCATGCCAGATAAAGCTTGTATCTGCGTAACGCCCTGTACCGCTGCGGCTGTTTTAAAGTTGTGGAGCTTGTCGGCATCCGTTGAGTACTCTTTGGATTTTCGGCAAAGTATGTCTGTGCATAGGGTCAGTTGCTCTTGTAAAACTCGTTCAAACGCTTCGTGTGTCATTCGTTAACCTCCTCTAAAAATAGGCTTTTATCATCTATGTAGAAGTCCGCACTAATCTTTCTGCAATCCGTGCCGTACTGCGCAATGAGTTCCGGCAAGTTCTCGTTATACTCGTCAAACAGTAGCCCCCAATTTCCGCACCATGCGGCGGCTTTGGCAAGCAATCCTCCCTCTCGGCAAGTATTCAAAATCAGCTTGTGACCCTCAACTTTTCTTGCTTTGCAAAATCTGATTATCTTTTGCTTTGGTTCTCCGATTTCGGGGTATGCGTTTTCGCAGAGCGTTCCGTCAAAGTCGATTGCATATACACTCATGTGTCACCGCCTAGCTCGGGGTTGTCGGCTTCTTCTTTGAGCCATTCAAGCCACACTACGTAAAGGTCACGCTTTAAGGCACATCTTGCCGATTCTGTTATTGTGCAACCCTCATCTATTAAGCGCATAAACACTTCGTTGGAATATCTTTCGGCCATAAATTCTGCCAATTCCTCGTCACTCATTGCCCTTATGCGGTCTGCGTTGGTTTGAATCTTCAAAACCCATTCAGGACAATCGCATCCGCAATGATGGCATACATCGCAAGTGTGTCCGTCCAAGTTGCAAGTGGGACAACATTTTATATCTGTTCTTTTACAGGTTTTACATTCACTCACTCGCTTACCTCGCTTTCTCTGCACTTGCCACTCGAGCAAAAACTGTTAGGTTTGCGATAATCTTTAGTCATTCCGCACAAGTAATGTTCTTCGGTGTCCCCCTTAAATCTTGGAGAATATTCCCTGTGGGCGTGGGCGCAGCCCTTACACCTGACAACCTCAACCGCATCAACGGTGGGAGCTTCCAATATCCACCCCTTACCGACAACAAGCATTGCACCCATTCTGTCAGCTTCGCATTCGTGAGATAGTAGGAATTTACGGCTTATCAAATCACTCATGTGTTCTCCTTTTTGTAGCGATACGCAAACCATGTTTTGCCGTAATTTTCAAATAACCATGCGTTTCCGTACCTGTTGCCTTTTGTACACGTAATCCAAATAGCTTTATTGGTACGCTCCGTGATTATTGCCCATCGACCGAGGATTTGCTCATCTATGGAAATCTCTCCGGTTTCAAACCATATTGGCTCACCGTCCATCTGTTTAAGCTCGTCAAGCGTAAGCGGTTCATTTGCTTCGCGTTCAGCCTGTGAGCGGAGAGCTGTAATCATAAACTCCATCGCTGCTTCGCGTTCAAATTTGCATGACGGACTTTGATTTTCGCAGTTCAAGTTTTTACATTCGTTGTCGCTTTCTCGAAAAAAACACTCTATAAGGTCAATTGCTTTTTCAACATCTGTCATAACATCAGCCCCCCCTTAGCTTGCGTTCTGCTTCTTCAAATGCAAATCCGGAGGGAATACCAAAACTGTACTGTCTGCATAGTGTGCTAAACAATTTGCAGCTTTCGGAGTCTCCATTGTTGCAGTTGTGACTTTTGCAATATTCCCTAACTTCTTGCAATGTCTAGTCACTTATTTGTTTCTCACACCCCTTGTTTCGCTGTTCCTCAGCATCTTCAAGCTCACATAGCCTGACATATATCTTGGCGTATCCGACCATTAGTTCCCTCGGACCGGTAAAGCACGAAAACTCTATATCCGGAGAACCGCTATATGTTCGCTTTGTTAATCTATCAGCCATTCTTCAACGCCTCCTCTAATGCCGAGATGTGGATAAACAGCTTATCGCACTCGGTATAATCACGCTTGACGCGCTCAGCAAAGGTGCGATAAGCGGAGAGTAGCTCTAATTGCGCTTCAAGTTCCATTCGTTCCTGCTGATGCTCTCGGCAAACCTCATGCAGCTCTTTGCAATTTTCTTGAAGTATTTTCATGCCGGCAGGTTTCATGCCTCCATAGGCTCTAAGTTCAGCCGTCACACGTTCAACCTCGGCTATCAGTGCGGGTATGTCATCTCTGGCTTGGGTGATGAAGTCAGCATCACGGTAAAATTCTGCGCGGCCTAAAACAAAGTCGCAATTTCCAAAACGCAGATGCACAGGCTCACCGGGATATTTGACTTCTTCCCGCGTCCACGGCCCCGGTGTTGCCGCTTCTGCTCTGGCTCTGATTTCCTCAAACATGCTAATCACCTCTTTCAATCGTTATTGGCTTAAACGATTTTGACAATGCATCGTTTATGGCGGTTAGTTCGATTATGTGGTCTTGTTGGGAATTGAGAGCATCGGCGGCTTGCTGCAACAACCCCAAATATATGTCAGCGCCTGTGGCATGGGGCAATCGCTTTATCAGTTCGTCAATATTATTCACGCTACTTTTTTCAAGCTTCCCTCCGCACTTCTCGCACGTCGGGTCAACCATGTGTTTAATTTCTGCGGCAGAATAGCATTTTTCTCCGCAGGATAGGCAAATGTATTCAGTCATATTGCTTTCCTCCAATATCCATCACGCTTCACCGAGATAGGGGATAAATTTAGCTGTGTGATGATTACTTAAATCGGCAACAGTTTTGAAAGGGATTCCGCTAAATGGATACAAATCGCCTGTATCGTCTTTTGATAATCCGTCTTTAAATGTATAGGCTTTGCCTTTTGTAAGAAATCCAACATGAGGCTCAATGCATACAACCTTGCCAGAAAAGTAAACCGGCTCTGGCTCTTTCTCGGGTTCGGGTGTGTAACCGTCGAGGACAAGATATTCCCCTTCGTTTAAATATCCCCCCACACTTTTTTCATACTGCGCAAATCTCATATCATAATGAGTTATTTTTAAAATATCCCCATTTTCATATCGCGTTGCGCTAGCGCTCGGCTTAGCGTCAACTATCAACACCCATTCCCAAACTTTTGCAGGGCGCTTGACGAGGGGGACAAGGCAAGACGCAACTTCGGGATTTTTTAGCTTCCACTCTTCAAAAGTTTTACGACCCGCACCACGAAACTCATTATCATAAGTAACCCCAAAGCCGTCGAATTCATATGTCTTGCCTTTTGTAAGCGCATTGCTTCCGACGTAATCTTTCACACAATATAGCTTCACCGCTTCTTTTGGCTGTTCGTTCTGCATTTCGGCTATGCGGTCTTTGCATGATGTGAGCCAAGAGGAATAATCAGCGTGTCCGGATTTTTCGGCTTGTTCGCAAACATCTTTGAGGTCGCCGCTTCCGCTTGGAAATAGCCTGTCAAATGTTGATATTCCGCCTGTGCAAGCACCCAACTTTTCCAACATTTCGCGTGTGACTGTGAGTTTTGGCTGTTCGGGTTCGGCGTAGGGTTCAATTTCTTTCTCGTTTTGATATGCGCAAAACTTATTCTCACCGCGTGGAAAAGACGGGTCAACATACCTGTCAAAAGAAACCAATAAATCGTTTGCCCCCACAATTAGAACAGTTCCTTTTACGCCAGTAGTCCAGTCTTCACGAACGCTGATTATTCTGTCCCCAACCTTAAACTTGGCCTTGTCCTCCTGCGGTGCGATGGGCTGTGATTCGCCTGCGCTAGTTGGTTCGCCTGTGCAAGTCCGCTCGTCTGCGGGTAAAACAACAAACTTGTCTAACTCCGCTTCGGTATAAGCTCTAGATTTGGTTTGATACTTTACGCCAGAGTTTCCGATTGTAATTCCAGTGATTACATCGTCGCGCTTGATAATCTGACCGATGTTAAATTTAGTGTTCATATGTACCTTTCCTTTCATTCCTTTTCTGTATGATTTTTTCGTATTCTTCTTCTCCAACCTCGACAATCTCAACATCGTCGCGCTCTGGATAAGTTACCCTACAAGGTTCGCCTGTGCGTGTATAGTAGGTTAATTGAGGGTCTTCGGGGCAAGCGTTAAGCATGGACAAACACCCTCTGCCAAAATGTCGGTTTTTTGTGCTTCGTACCTGTGTAAAGCCAAAATGTCCTCTTTATCGGTTCGGGCGGGGTTATCGGCTTAATCGCTTCCTTGATAAAAACGTGTAAAACTCTTGCTTTTTCAACGCTGGAATACATCAGAAATAAATACTTTATGTAACCATCTTTGAGATACCCAAAGCGGTCAAGCGTGATTTCGTCCTCAAAATATCCATTGTCAAAAAAGAATGATAAACACCTATCGATTTTTGCTTGGCTCGGTTCGGACTTGCGGTAATAATGTCTGATGCGGATTTGATTTATCGGCACAACTTCCGCGCGGATATATACTTTGTCCATTGTTTTCTCCTTTCATGTTGCGGGATTATCTCAAGATTTCACGGATTGTCATTTGCTTGCCTTGTGGAACTCCATATTGCTTCCCAATTTTGCAATCCGAATAATTCCCGCTGTTTTTGCACTCGCACCCGTCAAGTGGACACTTGATTTTTGACCCTCGCTTTTTCACCTTAAACTCCTTTCGTGTTATCCATATGCTAAATGTTTCTTGCGTTCCGCTTTTATCACGGCTTGAATATGTACATCTTTAATGACAAAATCACGCTGTTGCTGTGCGTATTTGGCTTTCTTCTCGGCTTCGTGTGCGATTGATGTGGGGCAGGAGCTTTGACAGCCTACGCAACGTGTGGGACAAGGATAGGGGCAATTTGTCATGGCGCTACCTCGCGCACGCCGCCATCACCGGCAGCAGTAGAATGTACCCAAGCCCGACCAACAACGCTGTGAGAGCTTCGAGGGCTATGTATGTGCGTTTGCTCATGTTGGGTTGTCCTGTTGCACAAGCTGGTCGATAACTTCCTTGCAATCGGAAATCATTTCTAAAGTGCTGAACCTTTTACCGTCGTCTTGAAAACCATAACTAGCGCCATAACCTGAATAATCGTAACAGTGTGCGTAATCCCATCCAATAAACCAACCCTCGCGGTTAACTGCCGTCAGCGCCTTGTTCGCATAGGTTAGTCCGCCGTGACAACCAACATCTATGGAATCGTAATCTTTGCCGAAATTCTCACTAGAGCTAGGAATCTCTACATAAGCACAAGGGTGAGTTCCAAGATTGAGAACAAAAAAGTTATAGTCTTTATATGTACCAGTTTCCAAAACGTCTGGCGGCTGTATGCGCGTTGACTGATATTTCATTTCTTTCATATTGATTCTCCTTAATTTCTCACAGCCAACTGCCTAACATCCAACAACCTCACTGTGACATTGTGTGGATATGGGCTTGCTGACCGACCAAGTGACCTTGTTAATTTTGCTTGCAGACACTTCGCGCAAAACATTTCCGAACTGTCGGGGATAAATGGGTGATGGCATTTGTGACAAATCATTTATGTAGCCTCCTTAGTTCCGCGTGCATATGCTTCTACTTCTTCGCTATCAAAGCGCAGGTTTCGCGGTGACATTGCGTAGGTGCTGATTTTGCCATCTTTCCGTATGCGGTCAAGTGTTCTAGTGCTGATTCCCATTATTTTTGCGGCTTGCTCCTTGTTTAAATACATCGTCTTTACCTCCGATTAACTTTGTGTTGCCGGCAGTTTCGGCAGGCCATAAATTAAATCTAATGGATTCGGTATTTGAGCACCGATTAGGTTATATCCGAATTCTTTACTTGTTGCTTTGTATAAGTTAATGTAATAATCCTCTCGCACAGCGGATAATTCGTATGGTATGTTTTGCTCGATAACGAAGATGTCAAAGCTGTCTTTCCCATATGTGTTGTAATCGTCTTGCCATTGAGAGTTTACAAGCTTTCCGCTTAGGTCTTTGACCGTTTTAGCCCCGCGCTTTAGGTCGGAGAAATGCGCCCTTGCCCTCATTTGAACGTCCGTTGAGCTTCCTATGTAGAGCTTTTTTGTTTCCTTGCATTGAATTGCATATATAGATTTTAGCTGTGTTGTGTTTCTCAATTTGTTTCCCCTTTGCTCATGTTTGTTCGTGTTTCTGAACTTTTTGCGCAAAAAAATAAAGAGGTATCTGTTCGGGCGATACTTTAAGCGCAGCGCAGGACTTGTTTATTTCCTTTTGCGAAAACTCCCTTGAATTGTTGAGGCTTCTGCTTAACAAGCCTTTATTGATTCCGATTGCTTTCGCAAATATGTCCTGCGTTCCGAACACCTCTTTGATTCTTCCCCTCAACTTGCTATAATCAAATTCCAATTTCTCACCTCCCTGTTCGTGTTTCTGAACTTAGAATAACACACATGTTTTGTAAAGTCAAGCAGAAAATTCATATTTCTGAACTTTTTTTGTCGAATATCAAAATTATTGTTGATTTATCTGAACTTCCGTGATAGTGTACATATATAAAGAAGAAAGGTGGTGCAAGAATGAAAACACTTGCGGAGCGATTGCAGTATGCGCTTGATATTCGTAACATGAAACAGGCCGATTTAGCTAACATAACGCACATTGGAAAATCATCGATTAGCACTTATTTGACTGGCGAATACGAACCGAAGCAGAAGAACATATACAAAATTGCAAACGCCCTTAACGTAAGCGAAGCGTGGTTAATGGGCTATGATGTACCAATAGCAAAAGAAACCGCCACCCAATTAGAGGACGGCGGCGCGAAGGAGTTAAACACTATTCATCGGGTTTTGTCTGCCGACAACAAGAAGCGGCTTGAGGAATACGCTCGGCTTCTGCAAGAGAGCGAGCATAAATAAGTAGCTTTGCTTGGGCGGACTTGCTTAATTTCAAATAGTTGTTTTGCAATTCTGTTTCTAACTTCTCCATAACTTTTTCCCTCTCCAATGCTGCAAAATTTGGCACTTTTATATAATAACACAATATCATATTGAATGGGATACAAAACGGACTATAAAACGACTGCATAAGCGGTTAAAATAAGGAGGATTGTTTTGAAGAAGATTATCTTGGCGCTTATGACGCTAATGGCATTAAGTAGTTGCGGATATAACGCCGGGGCCAACACGGCATCAAGCCCCGAAATAAAATCAGAACTAAACGAAATTGAGCAAGAAAATCAAAGATGCTACGATGCTGGATATGAAGCGGGGTTCGGCGCAGGCCGCAGTGCCGTTATTGAAAATCCCCATGAATACGAATTGATTGAACCGGCAGAAATGGTAGTCTCCGTTATTGACGCGGGGTACGAAGCTTATGCGCGGGAAATTTGGGGAGACAAGGTAGTTGACGAAGTTTATTATGGAATTGAGCCATAGATAGACCCAAAAGGTGGTGATAATTAGTGGACGAAAAAGAGCGCAAGACGCGCACAAGAGGCAACGGTGCCGGAACGGCTTTCAAGCAAGGCACTACATGGACTGCTCAAATAACCGATTGGCGGCCTGATGCGAGAGACGAAACAATTAAGCACCGATACTATATAACCAAGAAAGGCTTTAAGCTCAAAAAAGATGCGCTTGCATATATTGACACGCTGCGCAATGCTCCAGTAGCCGCGACAAGCCCCACAATCACATTTAACGCTCTTTATCTGCTGTGGAGCGCAGAGCATTACCCCAAAAAGACAAGCGACACAGTGAACGGCTACAAGGCTGCCTATGCGAAGTGTGTGCCGATACACTCAAGGGAGTTTAACTCGTTGAAAGCCGCAGACCTGCAGCGCATAATTGATAACGCAAAAGCGTTGCCCTCAAGCAACAAAAGCAAGGACGGCAACGCGGAGCTTGGGCGCAGAGGCAAAGAAAACATAAAATCATTATTCAGTAA